GGCGTGTGCGAGCGTCGCGAGGCAGCAAAGGCCAACCGATGGCGTCCGGGCGTCGCGAAGGCGAAAAAAGGCCAGCCGATGGCGTCCGGCGATCGCGAGGACGAAAAAAGGCCAACCGATGGCGTCCGGGCGTCGCGAAGGCGAAAAAAGGCCAGCCGGTGGCGTCTGGCGATCGCGAAGGCGAAAAAAGGCCATCCGGTGGCGTCCGGGCGTCACCGAGTCGAAAAAGACCAACTCGCGGCGTCCAGCGATCGCGCCGGACGTCAAAAAGGCCACTGGCGGGTGACCGGGCCCGCGGCACACGCGTTCAGGGTGTGCGTCACGCGTCGCGGGGCGCGGGTCATGCGATCACACGCGCACATGCGCACGGACGGCGCTGGCGTCGTTTAGGCGCGGCTCCTGACGTCCTGACGCATTCCCGAACGTGACAATTCGCGCAGGAACGCGCAAAAAACGGCGCGAACGCGTGAATTAACCGGCTAAACGACGAATAAACGCGCGGATTCACGCCAGAACGCAGGATTTCGCGTCAGTGCGACGATCCGGGGCGCAGGGGCATCAGCACACGCGCGGGGATGGTCGAACGCGTCCTGACGCGGTACGCTGCGCCTGCCATGGCGATGATTGACCCGCGCAAGCTCACGCCTCACGAACGCAATTCACGCGTTCACGGGAAGGCCCAGATCGAGGACCTGAAAAACTCGATTCGCGAATATGGGTTCACCAAGCCGATCGTGATCGACGAGGATGGCGTGATCCTCGCCGGGCACGGCGCATGGCTCGCGGCGATGGAAATGCGCGACGCGGGTGAAATCGATCGGGTGCCGACGCATCGCGTCAAAAACCTGACCGAAGCCCAGAAGCGCGCATATCTGATTGCCGATAATCGGCTCGGCGAACTGTCCAAATGGGACAAAGATTTACTGATTTCGGAACTATCCGACCTCGACGCACTGGATCTCGATTTCAGCCCGCGCGAATTGTTCGAGAAAAGCAACGCAACGAAAAAACGCGAAAACCTATTGGTGGGCGGTGATCGGTTCCTATTGCAGATCGAAGCCGAAAGCGAGCCGGACATTCAGGCGTTGTACGACGAAATGACCGAACGCGGATACGCGGTGAAGATCCTCGAATGATGCGAACGCACTGGTGGGAATGCCGTTGTGGAAATTGATGTAAATCTGCGGGTCGCACCATCGAAATCGTTTCGATGCCAGAAAGCGGCGAATTCGCTGGACATAAACACAAAGGAAAAACTCACGCATTCGCTACACGTCGAAGCGGATCTGGAAACTGATTATCGCGTCGGCGTTGTTGTGGGAGCTTCCGGTTCCGGTAAAACAACGCTGGCGCAACACGTGTGGGGCAATGAGGCGCTCGAACGATCATTGAAGCCAAACAAGCCTGTGCTGGATCAATTCCCGAAGGGGATGAGTTACGACGAATGCGTGCGGTTGCTGACCGGCGTCGGGCTGACTTCCGTACCGTGCTGGATACGACCGGCGTGGACATTATCGAACGGACAACGCGAACGCGCCGAAATCGCGTTGAAAATGGCGACCGCCGGGGAGTTCGCCGTAATCGATGAATGGACGTCCGTGGTGGATCGCACGGTCGCCAAGGTCATGTCGCATTGCATCGCCAAATGGGCGCGGAAAACAAAACGCAAAATCGTGCTGCTAACGTGCCATTACGACGTCGTGGAATGGTTGGCCCCGGATTGGGTGATCGATTGTAATCGTCAGGCGTTTGACGATAGGAGGTCACTTCAACCAGCGCGAAAAGAAACACTCCGTTTTGAAATCGCTGAATGCGACCGCGCAACATGGAAAGCCTTTAGCAAGTATCACTATTTGAGCGATCGATTGCCGAGCGGTCGAATATGGACGTTCGGCGTTTACCACGAAGGCGATCAGATCGGATTCGTGTGTTATGCGAATTACGTTCCCAAGCGAGCCGGGAAAACTGAAATCGTTCACATGAACCGAATCGTCATTCACCCGGATTACGTGGGCCTCGGCCTCGGGATCTGGACGATCAACGAAACGAGTGCGGTGATGTTCGATCGAGGCTTCGATGTTCACAGCAAATTCAGCAGCAAACCCGTATTCATCGCTATGTCGCGCGATCCAAACTGGACGTTTCTCGGCAAAAAACGCGATCACAAAATCCTTGTTGGCGGCAACATGGTGCGCGATGCCGGATTTCGCCTCGACGTGACGACGTATCGATTCCGCTATGAACCATGCCAGCACTGAATTTCAAGCGGCAATTCGTCGAAGCGATCAAATCGGGCGCGAAATTTCGAACATGTCGGCGCATTACGTCAACGCGACGATTCAAGGCCGGGGATGAGCTGGCGTTATACACGGGGCAGCGAACGGCACAATGCGAATTGATCGGGAGGGCGATATGCGTGGCGGTGCGTCGCGTGTTGATTCGCCGCGAATCGATCGTGATTTATGATCCGCTGGAAAGCATGGGGAGCCTGTTGGACATTGCGCGATCCGAGGGCTGCGAATCATGGAAACATTTCGTTGAAACGGTCGACGAAATCTATGGGCTTCCGTTCAATGGGCAGATGATCGAATGGCAACTGACAACCGAGAACCCGGATACGGAGTAAAAACGATCGCGAACCTGTTGATGCTGACGCCGCGCCGCGTTCAGTATCTCGTCAACGAAGGCGTCATCCCGAAAGCGATTCGTGGCGAATACCCATTGATCGGTTCGGTGCAGGGGTACATTCATTATCTGCAACAACAACTCTCCAAAGGCGCGAAAAAACTGGACGAGGACGCGCGGTTGCGCGCGGCGCAGGCGAATTTGCGCGAACTCGAATTGGATAAAGCGCGCGGGACGCTCGTGGAAGCCGATGCGGTCGAGGAAACGGTGGTGGAAGTGATCAGTGTCCTCAATGCCGAACTATCGGCGTTGGCGTCGCGTGTTTCGGTAGACTGTGTGGGGAAGAATGCGACCGAAATCAAAGCGATCCTTTCGGATGAAACGCGGCATATACAAGAAAACATCCATAAGGGACTTGGAACGCTTGGCGCGAATGTTCGACGTGTGGCAAGCCGTCGCGCAACCGCCAAGAAACCGGGACCCGGACGAGTGGGCAGACGAGGAAAGAATCCTGCCAGCCGGTCACGCGGAGCCGGGACCGTTTCGAAGTAGACGAACGCCATACATGATCCCGCTGCAACGCGCGGCGAACGGTCCGTGGAAAGGGATCGTTGGCGTGATGGGTTCGCAGATGGGCAAAACCGATTCGATGGCGAACATGTTCGGATCGAAGCTCGACGACGACCCGGTGCCGCTGATTTATTTAGGCCCGACTCGCAATTTCGTGGAACGCACGTGGGAGCCGCGTTTCATGGATATGCTCGAATCGACTCGTAATCTCAAAAACAAAATCGTCCGGGGGAAAACGGCCAGCAAAACGCAGAAAACGATCGCTGGCGTGAAGGTCAGTTTTGCGTGGGCCGGATCAGCTGCGGCGGTCGCCGGTGAACCTGCCGGGCGCGTGTTTGTGGACGAACGCGATCGCATGGGTTCGGACGTCGAGGGTGAAGGCGATCCGGTCGCGCTCGCCAATGCGCGCCACTCGACTTACCCTGACGGCAAAACCATCGTTTTCAGCACGCCATTGTTGGGCACCGTGGACGTATACAAACACCCGGAAACCGGACTCGAACACTGGGCGATCGCGGACGCGGACGACGTGCAATCTCCGACGTGGCGATTGTGGCAACGGGGTACTCGTCACGAATGGATGATCCCGTGCCTGCATTGCGAAACGTATTTCGCGCCGCGTTTTCGGCATTTGTGGTGGCCGGAGGACAGCGAACCCGGCGACCTCACGGAAGGCAACGTGTTGTTGACCTGTCCTCATTGCGGCGCGCAAATGGCCGAATCAGATAAAGCGAAATGCAACGAACGCGGGTTGGCGATCGCGCCGGGGCAATGGGTCAATGACGGCGAAGTGATTGGCGATCCACCGCCGAGCGATTGGTTCACGCTATGGGTATCGGGTCTGTGTTCACCGTGGCGATCGTGGTCGGGCAACGCGCGCGAATATGTGGCGGCTGCGCATGAAGGCGACAGCGAAACCATTCAAACGATCACCAATACTCGCTTCGGTGAGCTGTATTCGATCAGCGGCGATGCGCCGCCGTGGGAGGACGTCGCTGCTTTGCGCCTCGATTACACGATGGGGCAGATCCCCAAAGGCGTTGCGCATTTGTTCCTGACGGTTGACGTGCAAAAGGAACGACTCGTGTATGTCATACGCGGGTGGTCGAAATCGAAAAACATGGAAAGCTGGTTGATCGAACACGGCGAATTGTTCGGTGATACAGCCGACACGGCTGTTTGGGACGAACTCGCGCAATTCCGAACTCGAACGTTCGGTGAGCACAATTCGCTGAAAATAAATCGGTGCTTCATCGATCAGAAATATCGCTCGCAATACGTTTTTGATTTTTGCAATTCGCACCGAATGTGGGCGTATCCGATCGCAGGCCGGTTACCACAAAACAACACGCCCGAAGCGCAAAAGCCGCTTGGCGCTTCGAGCATTGAGGTCAATGAACGCGGTCGCACGATCAGGTCGGCGGGTCAGGGCCTGCAACGCTGGACGCTCAACACGGATTTTTTCAAGCGATGGATACATGATCGCGTTGCGCTTGGGCCGGATGGTGGCTTTCATATCAGCGCAGACACAACCGACGATTACTGCAAACAAATGGTGAGCGAAGCACGCATTGTGAAGCCAAACGGGCGCGTGATGTGGCTGGTTATCAATCGAGAAAACCACTATCTCGATTGCGAAATGATGCAAGTTGGTTGCGCCTATTCTCTGCGTTTGCAACACTACGGCAAATCCGGCGCAAAGGAAGCGCCGAAACAACGCCCGCAGGACGTCATTCAACAAAGTGCCGGGCGTTCGGGTTGGGTTCGTTCACGGCGCGGAGGTTGGGTTAGATGAGCGGCATCACGCTTGCGACGGCGCAAAGCCAGCTCGACGCACTTTTGGAGGCTCAATCCAACAACATGCTGACGGTTACCATTGGCAACCGAAGCGTCAGCTATCGAAGCGCCGCCGACATTCAGCAACAAATCAATTATTGGGCGCGCATCGTGAACGACCTCACGCGTCAGGCCGGTGGCGAATCACGTCACGGTTTCAAGGTCGCCAATTTCAATCGGAACGCATAAATGGGTTGGTTCAATCGGCACGTGCTTTCGGCCATTTCGCCGGCATGGGCGCTTTCACGTGAACGCAATCTCGCTGCCATGCGGGCGTTTTATGAGATCACCGAGCCGTCGCGATTCAGGAAAACGCGCTCGGGAAACACCAGCGCCAATGTTGTCAACGAGCGATCGGCAACCAAGTTGCGGGATCTCGCGCGCCATTTTGAAGAAAATTTCGATATAGCCAGCGGCGCGCTCGATGTTCTCGTGTCCAACACGATCGGGCCGGGAATCATCCCTGCCCCGCTGATCGAAAAAAACAACGGCGAACCCGCCGAAGAAGTGAACGCAGCGTTGATGACGTTGTGGAACGATTGGATTCAAAGTGCCGACGTCACGGGAGCGTTTGACGCATATTCGCTGCAACGCATCGTTGCGCGCTCGTGGTTTCGCGATGGCGAATGTTTCGGGCAACGAATTGTCGGCAACGTTCCCGGCCTGAATCACGGCACGGTGGTTCCATATTCCATTGAAGCCTTCGAAGCGGATTACATACCGCTCGACTTCAGTGATGCGTCGAAAAACATTCGGCAGGGTGTCGAATTGGACACGTGGGGCAGGCCGGTTCGTTATTGGAAATATCTGCGTCACCCCGGAGACGGCCTGTATTCGTTCGCTTCGAACCCGCTTGCAACGCAGGGTTATCCGGCTGCGAATGTCATGCACGTCAAAATGATTAAACGCCTGC